TTTGTATAGACGTTTTTATACCTTAAAAATGCTCCTCGTTCTATATCATATTCTTTAGATATCTCTCTAGTAACAGCTCGATCTATAATGGGATCAATATTGTAATATGGATTCCAAACTCCTTTCTGTTGATAGTCGGGCGAAATTGTAGCCATACTACCACCTCGGATTATTATTGAAATATACTTGTGGTTCTAAATCTAGAAACTGTATAAGTCTCTGCCAACTATCTCCAATATATCTTACTACAGCCTTTATCATTCTTTTCATATAGTTTACAAACTTTTTGAACGCACCTTTGATCTTATCTATAACGGCCTCTGTAAGTAAATCACCTTCTATGGTGTCAAGTTCTTCTTGCATATTCTTTAGACCAAGACCCACCGCACTGTAGATAGAATAGAATCCAGTTTTCTTTGTGATTCTAGTATTGGGGTCTACTTTCTTTTGTGACCCAGATTTGAATCTTGCCTCCGGCACTACTTGACCAGCAATCTTCTTTACATAACCTTTGTCTTTGAAAGCGTCATGTATATTTGCAGGTTCACCAGCCCAATCTGTAACTAGAAAATACTGTGCAGCACCTACACCCTTACGGCCAAACTTCTGTACACCCGTCATCGCCTCAAATGTAAAGTGATAGGCAAACTCTTTATTGTTAGAGAACATTGCCCGCAGGTCTTTCTTAAATTCTTCGTGTATCTTGTTAGTCTTGTTTATCAATTCATCCTTTTGATTCTTGACTAACTCTCTAGCATTGCCCTTAACATCGGGGACGGTTGTTGCCATCATGGAGTTGAATTGACTTTCTAACTTCTTGACTGCACCCTTGATGGGTATCTTACCTGCCTTACAAGCAGCATAGAATGTGGCAGTCGCTTCGGACTTACCACCACTCATCAACTGAGCGCCACCGCCAGTCTTTAAAGATATTCTTCTAGAACCTATAAGAAAATCTGTCTTAGGAGTTTTAGTTGCGCCGGGCGCTTTACCACCAGGAAAGTTTGATGCCCACTCTGGTGTGACATCATAGGCATTCTTGGGCATTGCACCCTTGCCTGTTAATTTTAGACTTTTAATAATTTTATCACCCGCATCTGGGGCAATCTTTTTATCTTTAGGTTTATATGAAGGTCCACCTGCTGCTGCAACGATAACTTTCTCCATCTCAAACGCAGCGGAGGTAGCAGCTTCGGTTAATAGATGTTCAGAAAAAGTTTTCATCCAACTATTTATTATACTTTGAAGTCTGCAAACCTATCAATTGTCTCCTCATCTTGGCCCGTATCGACCATATCATCTTGTGCTGTTTGATTAACATCATACAATTTCATCTTTGATCTGTCTACACCAATGATGAATTTCTTGTTTGATGTTGGGTCAGCATATCTATTCTTCAACTGTTTAACTAACATCTGATTGAGTTCTTCTAGTTCTTCTGTCTGTATCAAAGCAAACATAAAGTCAGCAGTCGCAGGCAAACCAAACGACTCTGATGTATCTTCAAGACCAATATCTGTTGATACGAAACCAGTTCTCGTTGTCTGTGTTGCTGACATGATTGGTAGATTAAACTCAACAGCAAGACCTCTCATTTCTTCAGCGATTGCTTTGATGTATGTGTATGAGTTCACATTCGCACCGGCACGAAATCTACTTGATGCACAGATGTTGATGTAATCTACAAACACAATATCTGGTTTAAAATCTTTCTTCAACATCAACTCATTGAACAACGATCTAAAGTGACCACAATGAGCAGAAGCAGTCGGATATTCTTTGACTATCAACTGACCTTGTGTTTTCTTTTTGACTTTCTCAAACTTACTTTCATACATATGTTTTGGCAAATCGTGTAGATCGTCCATAGAGATGTTCATTAGATTAGCATCAATACGTTCGGCAATCTTTTCTTCTGCCATTTCCATAGTGATGTACAATACATTCTTACCTTGCATCAATGTTGCCGCAGCAACGTGACACATGAACAATGACTTGCCTACACCAGTACCGGCAATGGCAATATTCAATGTCTTGTTTGGCATACCACCTTTTGTAATACGATTGAAGAAATCTAAATCAAATGGTATCTTTTCTTCTGACCTATTGTAAAACTCATATCGGTCATCAGATTGTTCTATGTAGTCGTGACCAACGTGTTTATCAAATGATACTGATAGAGCATCGGACAATAAACTTGGTAACGCATCGGGGCCAGTATCATTCACCTTACCTTCAATGATATGAATACTGTTGAGAACAGCGTTGTAGATTGCTTTGTCTTTACACCACTGTTCTGTTTGATTTGATAACCACTCTAGACCCACCTCATCTTTTTCTAAACTCTCTAGATATTCTAGAGCGGTCTTGTAGTGTTCATCATTGAGTGTTGCCTTCTGTAACTCAATGGCAAGTGCCGATACGGTTGCGGCACTCTTGTATTGATCGGCATACTGCCAGATCGTTTTGAATATTACCTTCTCAATACCGTCTTGGAAATATTCTTCTTTTATAAATGGAATAACTTTTCTGGCATAATCCTCATTGTAAATCAGATTGCTCAGTATCGTCGTTTCCAATCTCTTCACTAACTTCATCTTCTAATCCTTCATCCAAGACCGTCATAAGTATGTCGCCAACTACTTTGTTGAATTCATCCAACGTATCTTCATTGACAACCCCATCTTTATTATACAACACATCGTACCTAAATGTCAAGGGTATTGTATCAACTTCTTCTAAATCTAATCTATTGCCATCCTCATCGTGTATCGGCAACTTGACATCTTTGTAAATCCAAACTACTCCTTCAAACGGACCTTCTTGTAATCTTAAAGCTTGTTCGTCCGTTTCTTTGTGATAGACGTAATGAAAATTATGCATAGTGACAATACGAATGTAGAATATATTTCCTACCCGATACAGGTTTTAGACCAGCGTGGTAGTATTGCCACGTTGGCGGAAACATTAACAATCGTCCTCTCTTTGGTTCTACTTTGTATGGTAAATAAGTTCCCGGTTGATTTATGTTTAGAAACTGTGTTTCACCACCTTCCTCTACATCATTAAGATAGATAAAGAAGGCAAGGAATCTTCTTGCTGACTCATGGTTCATCACATCAACGTGAGGATCAAAACGGTCATAGTCATTTCCTAGATACCGTTTTATTCTCACTGCCTCGTAACCATACTTCTCAGGCCACATCTTATCATAGATATTACAATCTAGTTTGTAATGTAAAATGTAATCTTGAAATAACTCAAGCAATCCTTTTTGAACTGTGTCCCAACCTTGTACAAATAAATTTATTTGCTCAAACGAGATAACATTGTTACCATCTTCTTGATGCACTGTCTCATACATCTCATGCTCATCTTCAAACTTCTGGATGAGTTCATTACAACTTATCCCATCTATTACATCGTCATAGACTTTGATGTAATTATCCATATGTAAACTTCTCTTTGGCAAACGCATCAAGTTTCTCCATCACTTCTGGTGTAAAGTATTTCTCTGGATCATTATTGATAGTTTTACCGAAAGTCTTTGTGCCGTCTGGTAATTCGATTCGTGTTGATACTGAATTGAATACACCAGCCTCTACGGCAAGTTCTAGAAGTCCATAATACCTGTCTAAACCCTTCGTGTAAGACAGCCTAACGTCTACCATTTGATTTTCTTTTGTAAGTCTAGACTTGTATGTCTTACAATGAACGATGTTGCCTACGACTTCTGTGCCCTCTTTCTCTTTCTTCTTTGATAGGTACACGATAGTAGATGCGGCATACTTGAGTCCTGAACCACCACCCATCTCTTTAGTCGGGAACATACTACCCACAACATCATAGGTGTGGTTAGTCATAATCATAGGTACACCCATCTTACCAAGTTTCAGTGTCAGCACACGGAAGGTTGCCTTCACAATCTGTGCTCGGGTCATGTCTTTTGTTTCTTTACCTGCCTCTGTATCTTCAATCTCTTTTGTTGTAGATAACATACCGAGACTATCAAGACACATCAATAGAGGTTTACCTTCACCGGTTTCTTCATATGCCTCTAACACTTGTAGTGCCTGATAACGAAACTCTTGTACCGTTGTGACTGGCAGAATAGCCATTCGTGCGGAGTCAATACCTCTTGACTCAATCATGTCCTTTGTGATAGCGGACTCTGATTCAAAATAGACAACATTTGCTTCGGGGTCGTTTTCTAGGAAAGTTTTACATACCCCTAGTGCGAAGAAGGTTTTGCCTGTCGCACTCTCACCAGCGATTGCCGTAATTTTGTTATTGGGTAGACCACCATGTAGACTACCAGAAACCAGACAATTGAAAATATAGCTACCAGTATCCACATACCCACCAACGTCAGCAGCGTCAACACCATCAGCAACGATTGAACCATACTTGTTACCTGTTTCTCTTATTACATTTTTCAAAAAACTCACATTTATTCTCCTACATATTTATCCATCATTCCTTTGAACAGTTCGTAATACTCGTCCTGACTTGGAAGTATGGAAGTGTAATTATTTTTTATGTCATTCAGTTGTGTGCCATCTAAAACAAGTATCTTCTCTCTCAAATCTTCAAACGTACTCACTCTCTGCCACTCATCTATATTGTATGTATTGTTGATGTCATAGTCACCCCATACAAAAGGAACTAGACCTACAGATATCGCTTCAGGATATCTTGATGTTGTTGCTGTCGGATCAAGCCAATTGAAACATAGCGTACACTTGGCACGTTCTATCATTGGGTACAACACTTTCCATTCTTTGATCCACTTAGCATCACGTTTTACACCAGAAGGAAACCCACCAACCAATACTGTAGATATGTCTGGGTCTCTGTACAATGCTCGAATAGTTTTCTCTCGTTGATTTCTTTCTGACGGTTTCATTCTACCCCAATAAGCAAAGTCTCTATCTTTGGGTGTGTCCATCATCATTGACAATGGGTTCTTTAGTGTCTGTATGAAATGATACTTCATGCCGTGTATGTTAGCAGGAAAGTCAATCTCATCTATTGTATGAAAGTCACCCAGAGTCACATCTTTGAATGTGCCTTCACGATACAGTTGTTCTGTATCACCACGGTCTGACCGCCAGATAATAACTTTCTTACCTTCCATGTGTGGGGTAAACTCTTTGACAAAGTTATTTGATGTTTCTAAATCTCTTGGGTCAATCTGTATCTCGCCGTGATATCTAAACTCACTATCAGATGGTATCACAACCACATCAGCATCTTTGAATACTTCTGGGTTGCGTTTAGGTCTTTCTCGTTTATCAAAACTTAGATTGTAAGAATCATATTCGTGTTGGGGGTTGTCTCTCATCCAACGAACATACAACTCAAAGAAAGAATCTAATACAGTCTCTAACGGACCTGTGTAGGTCACATTGCTTCTTATGCGGGCACATACTATTTTCATCGTATAATATCTATCGTGTCTATGTTGTCTCGTTTCCAAACTTCTAGTTCGGTTCGTAATCTACCGTCTGCCTTCAAGGACTCGTAACGCTTACTTGCCTTGTTCTTCCACCAGGCTATCACATTTTCTAGTTCATGTCTATCCCAAACTGAACTTTTTTTCAGTTCGTCTGTCTCTCTTAGAATATACTCACGACTATTTTCATAACCAAAGGTAGACATATAGAATCGTTTTTGTGTTGTCACATTCTCAGTTTCTTTTCTAAACTCAACAAACTTAGCATGAGCCGCAGCATTATGTTGTTTCAAACTATTGGTGATAATCTGAATCATCTTGGTCTGTGTCTTGAGTTTTCTAGATGATGCCTGTTTATGTACTAGAGGTTCACCGTTTCTATCTTCAAACCAATTCTTCATTTCGTGGTACATATCATCAGCAAAGGTCAGAAAGAACTTTGACTCTGTATCACCTTTGTATCGCAAAAACGGACGCATACCATCATACATACTGCCACCTTTTATGTTACCATACAAAGATGTAGTCTCAAACATACAGAAAGGTCCACCATACTTTTGGTTTAGAAATCTACGGACATCATGCGAACAACATATTGCAGCCATCAGTTTGCCACCAAGATAGTTGAACCCAAATGGTTGTGCAGGTACAATAACGAACCCCATGATAGTACCCCTATTGAAGTGTTGCATCTCCTCTTTATCTTCTGTCTGTAGAGGACGACCTAACCATTCGTTTCTAGGTTTGGCATTGATAAGTGGTGATGCCAGTTTGATGAACCCAACAATCTTACCTGAGTTCTTTTCCTGTACACAAAGTTTACTATTCTTACCCGGCGGATCGTCTGGTGAAAAACTGGCAGTCATCTCTAACAAGTTATCAAATGTTTCACCTGTTCGTTTGACTACCTCAAAGTCCATGTCTTGAGGATGTACATCAAAGTTCTGAAACAAATCATCTTCTGGACCCAAACCGAATAGTGGTGTGGGCATCTCTTTGATGCGGTCTATCTTACGACTTCGGAAGTAATCATCTATCCGTTTAAAGTCGGAGAAATAGTTTACAAGTTTATCAGCAGCCCAGTATGTATCTTTTTCATCTAATATCATCCGAACAAACCTTCTAATGTCCTTCGTGTGCCATAACTTCTATCGACTTGCCAATCAATACATTCTAAGATCATTTCGATTGGGTCAACAAAAGACTTCTCAAATTGTTTGTCTCTATCTATCTGGTCGTGTAGGTTAAACTCTTTAGGCAGTTCTGAGATAAAAGCAATTACATTAGACTGCACAATGTTTGGCGTCTTGAGCAAAAGATATCTCAACTTCTCACCCTCTTGAATCAACTGATACTTATTCGTCAGTTTATGTTTCTTCAACAAATAGTTATATATCAAAGCACCTTTGATATGCATCGGTGTGCCTTTCTTGAATATGCTTGACTTGTCACCCCACTTTCTAAGACCGTTTACTGATCTAGGAAATGCAGTTTCTTCTACAGGCAAACTCATAAACTCTTTTCTAAAGTCCTGTATAAACTCGTTTACAGCAGACTCATTCTCATTTACAATTACCTTCAAAGAGTCTTTCATCTTCTGCCGACAAGCATATGGTGTTGATGACTTGACGGACTCAATGCCCATGACCTTGAGTTCTGGTTCTCTGTATCTTACACCTTCGTTGTCATGCACATTTAGAATGTATCTTTTCTTTGCAGTCCAGATACCTTTGTCAGCAATGACTTCTCTACCCATCTCCATCTTCTGGTCATAAGCATGAATATACTGAGCAAGTTCATCATAGCATTCATTGATAAACGGTTGTATTTTTTCTTCAGCAACCTTGTTCAGAAAGTCAATAGGGTTCTTTGGGTTGACTCTATCAACCAACTCTTTGAATCGTACATAGATAGAGTCTGTGTCTGATGCGATAATGTAATCGACATCTTCCGTTTTCAATACATCGTTTAGATATTTGTTTACTCTTGCTTCGATCCAACGAATAGATAACTGACCTGATGTTGTAATGGCAGTTGCCATACGTTCATCATAGTATCGAAAATACTCATTACCAAGAGCACCATAAGCACTGTTTAGAGCAATCTTTCTTGCCATCTGAATGTTATGATATGTTGATATCTGACTCAGATATTTTTTATCTTTGGTGTCTTGATACTTTTGTTTAGCATCTAACAGATAACCTTTGAACTTTGTTCGGTCAGTGTAATACTTTTCCATCAACTCAGGTAAGAAACCACGAATGTCTGTTCTAAAACAAGCACCGTTTGGTGTTACTGTTAGTTTGTCACCAAGAATGTCCGTATCAACTTCTTTATCAAGCAGTTTGTTGATAGAGATAGATTTGGGAAACTGTTGTTTGATAAGTGTCTCTAGTGAAATGTTGTATTGCATAATCAAATGCGGATACAGACTGTTCAAGTCAAACGACATAATCCATTCGTGTTGACCAACTTGTGGTTCTTTCACATAGGCGCCAACATACTTGGCACCTTTACTATTCTTTCTGCGTTGTGGTATGATAACATTTTTATCTAACAGATAGTTGTAGATGATAACATCCCACATACGATTCTGAGAATAAACATCATTGTAGTTTATCTT